GCAATCACTAATTGCAATAGTTTCATTTATAAAACCTTAAAAGATGTTCAGATTGAGGGTCATTTCACTAGCCTACATGAATTTTATTTTACTAGCGAAAAAGATGCAATGTGGTTTAGGCTACACTGGCAATGAGATTTCGTTGCACTCCTGAACAAATGAAACCATTTGTTATTGTAGTAGATTACAAATATTATATTGAGAATGAGCAAGATATAAATCAATGGTGTGATCAATGTATTCCGGGCTGGAAGCTTACTGGAATGATAGTAGAGTTTAAGAGCGAAGAAGATAGACTAGCGTTTTTGTTAAGGTGGGATTGATGCATAACCTTTGTATAAATGACTCATTTGGTCAGACACAGAAATGGTGGTTTAACTTTTTAGTTAGCTTACCGTATGATGTTAAGGATATCCCTAAAGAACTTAAGAAATGGGGCGCAGTAATTGCTTATGATAAGCACGGACACAGCGATACTATTACATTTGATAAAGAAGAAGACTTGGCCTGGTTTTTGTTACGATGGGACTGATTGATCAACTTAAGAAACGATATAAGGACCACAATGAACGTAGGTTCCTAAAGGCTCATGGTTGTAAGACTTGGAAAGAATATGAACGCCGCTATGATCCTGACATTGGACATATAGCACGATGGGCACATACATTTTATCACGGTTATCCTTATATATTTCCGTTAGAACCAGATGGGTACAGAGACCTACATTATCATGGAATATATCCATATCATAATGTCGCTGACCAAATGGTGGAATGGTGCGAAAAGAATTGTCGTGGCAAGTGGCGTAATGATTGGCACCGCGGGTTTTGGGACGGGCACGGTAATTACGAATTTAATAGTATTGGTGGCGGCGACTTAATGTTCTTTGCATTCAAAGAAGAATCAGATTATGTATGGTTCAAGCTGACTTGGCAATGAATTATTATGATGAAAAGAATGGATGGGAACACACGAAGCCAGGCTGGCACGAAGTAGTTATTCCTGTATATGAATTTTGGGCAGCAAGAGTTAAACATATTGAAATTTTAGAATGGATGTATGATAACATAAGCAAATGTGAACGTCATTGTAGATGGCAATTTGATAATGATGGCTTAAAATACAAGTTTAGATATGAGAGAGATTATTTATGGTTCAATCTAACATGGGGTTAAGACCGATTGATTATGATATAGTTGACGCTGGTCCCAATGATTTCCACAAGACTAAGAAAAAGATTTGGCAAGACAATGAATGGGTAGAAAAAACATTTATTAGATTACTGCCCAAAGACTACAATAAATATAACGGATCAGAAATGGAAAACTGGTGTCGGCAGCATTATGGAGAACCTAAGTTTCAGGGTGCATGGTGCAAGGTTTCTGGATATATACTAATGGATGAAAAGACCTATGTACATTGGAAGTTATGTGAATGAGTGATTTGCTACCTATCGTATATCTAGATTATCCGTTCGACAAGCAAGAGCTAGTTGCCTGTGCTGCTAGAGCTAAAGAAAAGGCAAACACGGTATTTACCCGCGGAAAGCTTCGTCCACAGCTTAAAGAGAATCTAGAAGTTTCTGAGCCTTACATAGATAAGATTATGGCTGACTTTGGCATAGAAGTATATCAGCCTATCTTTTATTGGCTAGAACCAAATGATATTTTGCCACTACACACTGATTGGATATGCTCTATTAATTTTGTTTTAGATGAACTTGATGATCCTACGCCACTTGTCATCGATGGAGTAGAATACACTTATATTAATGCATTGTTAAATCCAAGAATACCACACTATTGTCAAAATGGCCCAAGAGAACGAACAACTTTAGCTATCAAGCTTAATGGACAAGAGTTTGATGACATTGCACCTAATATAAAGTATAAGAAAACATGAGCGATAAAGAACCTATATTTTGCTCATTGGCATTTGGATCAGCATCTATAAATTCTTACGGAGAGTACATACCTTGCTGTAGTATTAGGACTAATGATTGGGAAGGTTATAGAGAAACTAACCCAGCAATGTTAGAGCTAGAACCCAAAGATAGAATCAACGCTCCTAATCTAATAGAAGTTCGCAAAACTTTACTTCAAGGGGAATGGCCTAAGGCATGTGAGAATTGCAAGCTAGCTGAAAATGCTGGTGTGAACTCTATGCGTACAATCTGGAACACTGGATTGACTGAATATACGATTCCGGCAGCAGAGATTGTTGATCCAAACGATATTGTTTACCTAGACCTAACATTTAGTACAAAATGCAATAGTAAATGCATGACTTGTAATTCTGATCTAAGTGATTTCTGGGAAGAGGAAGAAGCATACATTTGGAATGAAAACAAGCCCAAAAAGAATAGAGTATGCATCAAAGATGAAACCGCAGTAAAACTTGCGGCGCAATTTCCCAACGTCAAGCGAATTAATTTTGTAGGTGGAGAACCTACTATTTCAGATGAACATGTTCAGTTTCTTCAATCAATCGTAGAGTCAGGAAAAGGCAAAGATATTGCAGTCGGCTATGTAACTAACTTAGCAGGAATAAACACTAAACTAATTGAACTATGGAATAACTTTAGAGAGATTAACATAAGTGTATCTATTGATGGGTTTGATAAAGTGAACGACTATATCAGATATCCTATTAAATGGGAAAAAACTGATACTAACTTAAAACGTTATCTACAGCTAATGGTCAATAATCCAGAAAGGTATATGTTTGGGCTAAGCTGCACAGTCAGTATGTTCAACGCTATCCAGTCAGTTGATTTGTTAGAATACTGGATAGACGTAGTTACCGATCTTGGGTTGAATCCACATGTTGGTATTTTCTTGAATAGAGTATCATATCCAGATTGGCTTACAGTTAACTTTTTGTCACATGAGTATCGACAGGCAGGAATAGATAAAGCACAGCAGTTACTAGAAAAAATTGAATCATATAACAATACACATGATGTCCCGATAAATTCTGGTTCAAAAGATTCAGTTGAATTGTTAATTAGTTGGCTTCAAGAACCTCAAATACATGATCCTGTATTGTTATCAAAATGTAAAAATTTCATAATATCATCGGATAGATTTAGAAAGAGACATTTAAAAGATTATATCCCTGAATTATGGGAAGAATTGGAGAAGTTGTGGAATTCACTGACTTAACAGAAGGTCCTGGATATTTGTTTATCGAGGACATGATTTCACATGAGATAATTGACAGTATTAATAGTAAGCTTGATACTTTGTATCCGATTAGGGCAACCAGCTCAGGCAAAACATACGCAGAACATGATAAGATCAACGATCTACCTGACATTAGCTATTGGTGGAGCCAAATGGTAATGGACTGGCCAGAAGTAATATCAATTAATGATATATTGCTACCTAAAATCAGTGAGCAATTAGAGAATGCAGTCTGGTATGCTAGTGATATTATTACTATCAATGGCGATACTAAATTAGTTAATCCACATGTAGACACACCGCATAGATTCAAGCAATGGAATATGGATCCTAGATTGCTCGGCGTTCAATGCATTGTATCACTACAAGATACTACACCTGAAATGGGTAGTACGGGTTTTGTACCTAATAGTCACGAGCCTGATTGGGACATTGATATGTGTTACAATGCAGCATACAACAAATATTTTTGGGATTTCCATGAACAATTATATATGCCCAAGGGTTCCGTATTGCTGTATAATTGTAGGTTGTTGCATAGTAGTATGCCCAATTATTTACCCGAACCACGACCTATGCTATTGCTTAATTACCTAAACGGTGCTATAGTAGAAGATGTAAAGAAGATAGACAACATTTGGAGTTCTAATGGCTAATCATATTATGATCGATATGGAAACACTCAGTACCGACGTTTCCACAGTAATACTTACAATCGGTGCTGTGCGTTTCGACCCTCGCGGAGTCGGCGTAATGGAGAAGCTTGAGCTTCGTCCAACTATGGAAGAACAGACCGAAATTTATAATCGCAGTATTAGCGATGATACACTTCGCTGGTGGGGCGAACAAAGTCCCGAAGCTATTGAAGAAGCTATGGGTGATCGTGATCGTATTAGCTATCGTGAAGCGATGGAAAAGCTTTATCAGTTCTGCTGGCAGCGTCATGATAAGGTTTGGAGCAACGGTAGTGGCTTCGATATAGTGATTGCTGAAAGTGCATTTCGTGATCTTGATATGAAGTATCCTTGGCAGTTTTGGAATGTACGTGATTGTCGTACTGTTTATGATCTTGCTGGTGTTTCATTGAAAGATGGTGGACACGTTACAACTCACAAAGCAGTAGAAGATGCCGAGCGTCAGGCTATTATTGTGCAGAAAGCTTATCAGAAGCTTATTCAAGCAGGTATGACTCACATCCGATGAGACTTGGAATTTTTGGGGACAGTTTTGCTACTGCAACAACAAAGGTAGATACGGTAGGTTCTCCTTGGCCTCTTACTTTAGCAGAAAAAATTAATATGGTAGGAGAGTACTTTGCTTCTCCTGGCACTAGTATTTGGTGGTCGTATCAAAACTTTCTAAAAACAGTAGATAAGTTTGACGTTGTTGTGTTTACCTACAGTCAACATAATCGATGGCACCATCTATCAGAAGAAGCAGAAGGTATGCATTATTTGACTGTGCGTAATGATTATACCTCTGTTCCCGAACCAACCAAAGAGCGAAACAACATAGCAAATATTTTGTATTCTGCACATAGGTATCTCCAATCAGAAGAATTGGATTTGTTTATCTTTCAAAACGTGTTCAATCATGTGAATGCACTTTGTAAAGAAAAGAACATCAAACTTATTAACGTTCTCCCTTTTGAGTCTGGGGAAATGCTAATTGATTATTCAAATAGAGTGGGGTCTGTGATATATAACCTAAACAAAGTTTCTGTCATAGAACAATCTCAGCTAACACCTGACCAAGCTGAAAAGTTTTGGAAAATGATTAGCACAGATGATAAACGCCCGTGTCACATGAGCTGGTATCATAATGATCTTTTGGCAACTATTATCACAGAGAATATTTCTAACGAAGATAATAAATTGATAGATATCATGCAAGATGCTAGAATCTCATCGGATCCAAAATACAACAAGCACTTTTATGAAAATTGATTCTGATATTGACATTGACTTAGGTGACCGCGAAAAGTTATTAGCAGTCATCAAGCATACTCCTGCAAGTATGCGTAACGTCGATCCCATCAGAAAACATCCATCCGGGGTGTACATAACTGATATTCCTTACGATCCTATTCATGGCATGTCTTCGTTGCATTACGAAGATGCAGAGAAGCGAGGCTATTTTAAATTAGACTTGCTTAATGTGTACGTCTATGAAGATGTACAGAACGAAGAACATCTTATTCATCTTATGGGTGACCCAGATTGGTCTATGCTAAAAGATAGATCAATCGTTACTAATTTGATTCACTTGGGTAATTCATATGATTTAATACAAAGAATGCCTGAACCTATTGATAGTATTCCCAGACTTGCAATGTTTCTTGCTGCTATTAGACCCTCTAAGAGGCATCTGATAGGTAAGACATGGAAAGAAATTAACGAGACAGTATGGGAAAAGGATCATACCGGGTATAGTTTTAAACGAAGTCATGCTGTTGCTTATGCACAGTTGGTTGTCGTACACATGAACTTAATGAAAGAAAAGAATGATTAAAAACTCTATTGTTGAAATTCCAGATTGGCCTGTAACAGGCGTAAACTTCAAAGACTTGAGCAAAGTCTTGACTAAGCCCGGCGATTTTCGTTGGACACTAGATCGGTTTAAGATGTTCATGCTTATTAATGATGTAAACTGTATTGTTGCTCCGGATGCTAGAGGCTTTATTTGGGCAGCTCCTATCGCATCGGAACTCGAACTACCTTTTCACATGATTCGTAAGCCGGGAAAGCTTCCTCCACCTGTCATTAGTCAGAATTATGAATACGAATATGCTAGCGGTACTCTTGAAATTAAAGGTGACACTGATATCGGACATGATAGTGTAGTTGGTATTATTGACGATGTTAATGCTACTGGTGGAACAGCACTTGCTATTATTCAGCTATTACTTCGTCTTGGTGTTGACCCAAAGAATATCTATTACGCCTGCGTTATCGATTTGAAGTTTCTGGGAGGCAGTGAAAAGATTCGTGAGACAGGCGTAACTATGATTTCATTAGTTGACTATGATGATTGAAAACACAATTAATAAAGTTCCTGATTGGCCACTTAGTGGTTTAAATTTCAAAGACCTGACTACGGTGTTGACTGAACCCAGTAAGTTTCGCTGGACTATCGATCAACTAAAAAACTTCATGTTATCTAACAAAGTAGATTGTATTGCAGCACCAGGTGCTGATGGATTTATTTGGGGAGCACCTGTTGCACTTGAGCTTATGCTGCCCTTCCATATGCTTCGAAAGCCCGGACAACTACCTCCACCTATTGTAAGCCAAAATTATGAGCATGATCACGGTGGTTTGATAGTTAAGGGAGATATAAAAGTTGGTCCCGGAACTAAGGTAGGAATTATCGATGATGTTAATGCCGGAGGCCGCACTGCTATTGCTAGTATCGAACTACTAAGACAATTTGGTGTTAAAACGCATGATATATATTATGCTTGTGTAGTTGATTTGCCATTCTTAAACGGTAGTAAGAAGATTCGTGAGACTGGAGTAACTATGATTTCATTGGTGGATTATGATGAATAATATTATTTTACTAGCAATGCCCGAAGAGGCCCCTAATCTTGTTGGAGTACCTAATGTGTTCTATACAGGAGTAGGTAAGGTTAATGCTGCGATTGTAGCAGCTACCTTGATTGAACGATATAAGCCTGAACGAGTGTTTAACTTTGGTACCGCGGGCGGCATTACTACTGAACATGGTGGTATCTACAAATGCACTACCTTTAATCAGCGAGACGTTATTCTCGGTGGCTGCATTGTAGGCCCGCAAGCAGAGGTACTACATCAACCTATTGTCACTAGTGATGATGGATTAACACTCAGTACAGGTGACAACTTTGTAACTGACACTTATAATATAAATGCTGACTTAGTTGATATGGAAGCGTTTTCAATTGCTAAAGCATGTCAGGTTGCGGGTGTGGAATTTATTTGTTACAAATATATCAGTGACATGGCTAATGAAGACGCACCTGATCACTTTGTAGATAGTGTTCACAAGGGCGAAGACTATTATATTGAAGTACTAAAAGAGTATGGAATACAATTATGAACTTAGAACTACTAGAAGAAAATCATCCTCAGCTACTTGAAGTCTCAGAAGAATGGGACTTTAGAATTGATGGTAGCCCCGAAGAACTTGTAAGAGCTATGTCAAAGTTTATGACTGACAATGGCGGAGTTGGTCTTGCTGCACCCCAAGTAGGTATCAAGAAGCGTATCTTTATCATGGGCAACTTTACTAAGTTAGTTGCTTGTATCAACCCCAAGATCGTTTCGTTGTCAGAGGAGCGTGAGAATGACTTAGAGGGGTGTTTAAGCTTCCCAGACTTGTTTATGAAAGTCAAGCGTCCAGCTAGTGCAGTAGTTCAATATAACACTGTATCAGGTGAATTAGTAGAACGTGAATTGACTGGATTTGAATGCAGGGTGTTCTTGCACGAATATGACCATTTGATCGGAATAACTTTTGATCAGAGGGTAGGCAATTTGTCGTTTAAGATGGCTAAAGATAAGAGAAAGAAAGAACTAAAGAAAGCAGTTAGGGCATCCGCTTAACAAGTGTGATGCTTCTACGCTTAGAACGTTTTTTAATGAATTCATTCATACTGACAACCGGACCATGAATGATATCTAAACTTTTATTGTTGAATGTTTTGATATAAGGCTTGAATACCATCCATTCTTCTTTCAAGAAAAGGTTGATGGGAATAGTACGATTACTTTCCCACCACCATATGTCACCTAATTCTAAAAATCTTGCTCTTAGTTCGGGTAATGCTATCGCACCATAATCATAGATTGTCGTTACGGTATCATCCCTGTTTTGGATTATGCCCACGTAGTCTTGACTTGCGTAGGAGCAGATTGAAATGAATGGATGGTTTTCACTCAGCTTCTTTAAAAAATCGTCATTCATATATACTATATTTACACCATTTTACCCAAACTATTTATTTTAGTAATAAATACTTGACTGAGGAGATTTAATTGTATACAACTTCTGTCTATGTTTACACACAGCGCCAAATTGTTGTACTCCTCTTTGGAAATTCACCGAGGAAGTATATGCCTGTATATGCAAAGCCACTAACACTACACAAAGGTGTAGACAACAAGATTCAGTTTCAGTTCTTGAACCAAGAACAGAAACCAGTAGACATTACAGGTAAGAGCATTACTTGCAGGGTCCTCAACTCCAACGGAACCGAAGTGCTTGTACAAAAAGCATTAGATTTAGATTTTGCTCTGACAGGAATCGCATCATTGAATCTCAATGCTGCTGACATTGAAAACATTGAACCACAGAAAGCATATTATTCATTAGAGATTCCAGTAGGCATGTTTGATTATCCTGTATTTGTCGATTCGAATGCAGGAGCTAGAGGAGACATGAACATTGTCAACTCAGTGTTACCTTCGTTTGTGCCGTCACAAGTTGTAACTATCCCAACTGGTCAACCCTTCCCGAACTTAACTAATACTTCAAGTAATGGAAATTATGCCTATAATACTAGCGTTATCAATACCGAAGATAACCCTATCCTTACTATACAAACTCATTACGAAGAATATTATGGTAACGTGTTGATAGAAGGTTCCACACAAGTAGACAGTGAATGGTATCCTATCACCACTGAAACCGATCTTGCAAACATTACAGAGACTAGAGGATATACTATTAAAGGTTATCATCCATTCGTTAGAATGAGTTTCACTAGTAATGCAGGTGCGGTAACCAATATACTTGCTAGATAACAAATTTAGTGCTATAACAAGTTAATGTTTGATATCCTGACTATTATTCCGGGTAAGAAGAAACGTGCCTCTAAAGGATGGTACAGCTTCAACGCGGTATGTTGCCATCACAGGGGACATAGAGCAGATGATAGAGGACGTGCCGGAATTGTTTTCGAAGACAGCGGTAACTGGACATATCACTGTTTTAACTGTCACTTCTCTACAAAATTTGTGTTGGGTAAAACTATTGCTGCTAATGCTAGAAAACTATTGTCTTGGTGCGGCATCGATGACGAACAGATTAACAAGTGGAGCTTTGAAAGCTTACGTCAAAAAAGTCTGATTGATATAATTAATGACGCTAAGCCAAAGTGGAAGCCTAAGTTTGATGAGGTTGATTTACCAGATGGTGCGATTCCAATCGACCCGACTGACCCAACTCATAAAAAATATGTAGAGTATCTAGAATCTCGTGGGTTCTCTACAACTGATTTTAATTTCTTAATCACGCCAAATGACGCTGATAGAAATGCAAATAGAATTATTGTACCTTACACATTCAAGGGCAAGAATGTAGGTTACATTAGTAGATATCTAGATAATAGAATTCCTAAGTATATTAAGAATCAGCAATTAGGATATGTCTTTGGCTACGATCAGCAGCCATTCGAACGTGATGTTTGTATTGTAGTTGAAGGGACGTTTGATGCTCTAGCTATCGGAGGGTGTGCTATAACACATGATACCATTAGCGATGAGCAAGCAGACGTAATCAAGTCATTACATAAACGAGTCATTGTTGTTCCTGACATGGATAAATCAGGCTTGGGTATGATAGATAGAGCATTAGAATTAGGATTTCAAGTCTCATTGCCTAATTGGGATTCAGATATAAAGGATACCAATGATGCTGTATTAAAGTATGGCAAGCTTCCTACCCTACTAAGTATCTTACAGAACGCAACTAGCAGTAAAATCAAAATTCAAATGATGAGGACTAAAATTGATAAAAGACTATAACACGGATGTACAAACATTGTTCTTGCAAATGATGCTGACTAATGCGGAATTATATACCCGCGTTATGAACATCATGAATCCAGAAAATTTTGATCGTAGCATTCGCCCAGTAGCTCAATTTATAGTCGATCACACGACAAAGTATAGTATTATGCCTGATCCAATGCAGATTAAGGCAACTACTAGCACAGTAATTGAGCCTATTCCTGATCTTGAAGAAGGACATTATGATTGGTTCTTGGAAGAATTTGAAAAGTTTACTAAACGTCAGGAACTTGAACGTGCTATTCTACAAGCAGCCGATATGCTTGAGAAGGGTGAGTTTGATCCAGTTGAACAACTAATCAAGAACGCAGTTCAAATCAGTCTACAACGTGACATGGGTACAGACTACTTTGCTGACCCTAAGGATCGATTGAACAAGTACTTCAACGCGGGTGGTCAGGTATCTACTGGCTGGCCTCAACTTGATAGAGTTATGTATGGTGGAATGAGTCGTGGCGAGTTGAACATCTTTGCAGGTGGTTCTGGTTCTGGTAAGTCACTTGTCATGATGAACATCGCACTTAACTGGTTGAGTCAAGGATTGAGTGGTGTCTATATCACTCTTGAACTTAGTGAAGAATTGACTTCGCTTCGTACTGACGCCATGCTTACAAATATGAGTACACGAGACATTCGAAAGAACTTGGATGATACTGAATTGCGGGTCAAGATGGCTGGTAAGAAGTTCGGTAAGTATCGTGTTAAAGCATTGCCCGCACAGAGTAATGTGAATGCCATTCGTTCATATATCAAAGAAGTGCAGATTCAGACTGGTATCAAAGTTGATTTCGTAATGATTGACTATCTTGATTTGGTCATGCCTGTGTCTGTCAAAGTTAATCCAAACGACCAGTTCATCAAGGACAAATATGTTTCAGAAGAACTTCGCAACTTGGCTAAGGAACTCGGTGTTCTTCTCATCACAGCATCACAGTTGAATCGTAGTGCAGTTGAAGAAATCGAATTCGATCATAGTCACATTGCAGGTGGTATTTCAAAGATTAACACTGCTGACTATGTGTTCGGTATTTTTACGTCACGTTCTATGCGTGAACGAGGCAAGTATCAGATTCAGTGTATGAAATCTCGTAGTTCTACTGGGGTAGGGCAGAAGATTGATTTGGAATATAACATCGAAACTATGCGTATTACTGATGACGATCCAGAAGAGGGCAGACAGCAACAGCCTACTCCCAATCAGATACTAAGTCAAATCAAAACTACAAGTCAAGTGGGTTCTACTAATGAAGTAGTGCATACTACAGTAGATACATCATCTAAACATGTAGTAGCAGACGTTAAAGGCGCACAATTAAAGTCCCTACTTAATTCAATTAAGAAACAAAATTAAGTTTTTTGACTAAATACAATTAGTAGGGTCTTTACTCATTATGCAAAAGAAAACAAAAAGTCTTTTAGAAGAACTCCAGTCGTTCGGAGACACTCGTGATATTAATAATATCATCGAAAACCGTGCGTCTAATATTATTACTAGTGCAATCAACCTTATTGAGTTGTTGCAAAAGCATTATCCTTCCGAAAAGGCCGAACTTCTTGAAAAGAAACTGTTGAGCGCAATCAAGAGCAAAGATCAAGCAAGATTCACAAAGTCTTTGAGGAAGAAAAATGAACATTAACGAATTCAATAAAATAGAAGAAGGAATAAGTTCTTTGGTCAGAGGAATGTTTTCTGGTCAAGGAAATGCCCAAACTAGAGCGCAAGATGTCTTCATCAAGGATTTTATGCAAGACATAATGACTTCAATTAACAATGGAGTTAAGGGAGGTCTAGTTGATGTTGGCGCGAAGCCAGGTAGTCCTACTGCTCCTACTGATACAACGAATGCACCGGCAGGTAATCAACCAGCCAAAGTTGGGGAACCTGCTGCTTCTACTGCACCACAAACACAGTATATGGGAAAGATTGCTCCTGATGCACGCCCTGCGACTAAGCCAGCAGCGCCAGCTAATCCACTAACAGCTCCTACTATTGCATCGAAAAATGTTACGACTAAGGTATCACCGGGCGGCACTCCAGGTAGTATTACTAAGGGTGGCCCAACTTTTACTAAAGAATCTAAGTATCACACGTTAAATCGAATCTTTGAGAGCATTGTCAACATCGATGAACAGGAAGAAAAGATGCCGTTGGCCGACTTTTTAATGAGTTGGTATACTCAGTACATGCAAGGTACTGACTGGCAAGGAAGCAAACCGATTGTTCAAAATAAGATCAATGCTATAGCAAAAGAATATCCAAATAATCTAAAAAATAATTTGAAGTCTTTGGCTCAAATGAGTCTAGCGTTGTCTAAATCAGGTGCGCCAGCAGGAGCGCCCGCTGAGTTTATGCAAATACAGCAAGCAGGCGCAAAAAGTCTAGAACAGGGCATGGCAGAAATTCAACAATTTTTAAGTCAGTTATCTAAACAGAACCCTGCAGCTTACAATAAACTCATCAAAACATTACAGCCTGTTCCCGAACCAGGTGCAAGTGCTGGTCTTGTTGCTGAAGGAAAGCGCAAGAAAAAATGAGTATATTAACCGAAGGCGGAGCAATGGCAGGTGTTGGAGCAATCCACAATGATGAGATTGCACCCACTTTGGATAAGCTGGAAAAAGTATTAGGCATTGATCTAAAGAACAACACCTTGGGTAGTGTAGGGAAGAAAGAGTTTTCTGGCGATATTGACATTGCTCTTGAAATTAGTCCAGAAGATATTCCAGCATTTGTCGAAAAGCTAAAAAACATTCCTGAGGTTCTTGACATTGCTAAAAGTTCTGTTATCATGACTAAAGTTAAGATTGCTGATTACGATTCTAATAAGAAAGTAGAAGGCAAACCTAGAACAGGATATGTTCAAGTAGACTTTATGCCCGGCGATCCGGGTTGGTTGAAAACATTTTATCACGCTCCGCACGAGAAAGATAGTAAGTACAAAGGTGTTTTTAGAAACATATTGGTTTCAAGTATCGCAGCACATTTAGATCGTAAAGATTCAGAACAGAAAATTAGTGATGGTAGACCAGTACAATCTGAACGCTATATGTGGAGCCCGACTGACGGTCTAA